CAACTAAAGTAGCAAAAGGAATGTTTGAGGGTTTTGGAATATCTTTAACAGATATAGTTCAAAGAAATGCAGGAGACACAACAGCAACTATATTAGAGCTACAGTCAGCATTAGAGACATTGAATCCTTTACAGAAACAGCAAGCTTTAGAGCAACTGTTTGGTAAATTTCAATTTGCTCGTATGAATGCATTATTTGAAAATCTTGGAAAACAGGGAAGTCAAACTTTGCAAGTATTAGATTTAATGAAAGCAAGCTCTCAAGAATTAGGAAACCTAGCTGATCGAGAATTAGCAGCTGTAACAGAATCTGCATCTGGTAAGTATCGTAGAGCAATAGAAGGATTAAAAGCAGATCTAGCTGGCGTTGGCGAACAATTCTTAAAAATTAATACTTCTTTAATAAAGTTTATTAACGGAATATTGGATTTTGCACAATCTTTACCAAAACCAATTAAACAAGCATTAGGATTTATTGGAATGATCACTGCTGCATCTGGTCCATTAATTATGTTAACTGGTGTACTTGCAAACTTTTTTGGATATATTATTAAAGGAGCTTCACACTTTAGGTCTTTCTTCAAAGGTGGAGAAGGCTGGAAACTACTAACGCCAGAAATACTTGCAGCACAAAAGGCTGGAAATTTAGTTGAACAAACATTCTATAGCGATGCAAAAGCCGCTGCTGTATTAAAACAAGCAATATCATCTTTGTCCGCAGAGTTTGCAACATTAGAACAAAGAGCGATGTCAGCAGCAGTTGCCGTAAACCCAGCCGTTTCAACTGTTGGTGGAACAGCAATAATGGCTGGCAGCGTAAATCCATCTCACCCACTTGTCGGAAAACCAGGAACTAGAGCAGCAGCACACCATAACCCAAGATCTGGAATGTCTCAAGCACAAAGAGATTCACAAACTATTCACTCAGTAACACCAGCACCAATTCCTGTAAATCAAAAAATAGGAGCGGTGCCACAAATATTCATGGGAGACAATTTCCCACAATATGAAGGACTAACAACTTCTAAAGGAGTTTCAACTGGAATTGTTGCAGGAGAAGCAGCAAAGTGGCATGCAATGATGGGTTCTTTGTCTATGATGACAAAACAAGAAGTTGCTGCGCTTAAAAAAGAAATTGCTAGAACTGGAACATTCAGCGCAGAAATAAACAGTACATTTGGTCAACTCCTACCAGCGATGACAAAACTAACATCGAATGCAGCAACAGAGTCAGCAGCAATTGTTAGACAGCTTCAGTCTGGTAAAATAACAGTAGATGCGGCTCGTACAAAAATTATTGCAGTTAATGCTGAACTAGAAAGATTAATGGCTCAAACAACATCACAAGTAGCAGCGGGACTAGGAAGAACTGCAAACTTAACTCAAGTTCCTTTAGTTAATCAGCCAATTGTAAGTAATACTGGAAAATCAAACATTAAAGAAATATTTAGACCAAATAGAAAAGCATCTGGAATTCTTGATAAAATTGCTAAATCATTAGGAGTAAGAACTTGGGGAGGCGGGTACTCAACAGAAACAACAATGCCTAAAAAGTTTGCTGGCGGAGTTACCGCATTAGGATTAAGGCTTCCAAGGTTTACAAATCGAATTCAGGCTAAGGGCGCTTCAAAACTATTGAGATCGTTTTCAGAACAAGCAGGAAGAATTGGTGGCTCTAGAGTTCCTTCTGCTGGACAAGCTGCAACATATTTAGCAGCACAAAGGGGAGAACGTGTAACATCAAGAAGCAGGGGAATGAGTACTGCAGCACACGTTGAACAAGGAGCTGGCAAAACTTATAGAGAATTTTCTAAACGACAAGGTGATTTGTACAAAGATCCAGAAATAATTAAATATGGAATTACTCCAACAAAACCTGGAATAGATGATGAAAACCAAGTTCTAGTTCATGGAATTGGAAAAGCATTTAGAAATAGAACAAGAAATTTAACAACCCTCCCAGGTCAATCTGCTCCAATGATTCCAGGAGATCAATTGTCATCTCTTAATATGACTGGTAAAACAAACAAGCCTTATGTGCAACTTCTTCCAACACAATTTGTTAAAAATAGAGAAGGATTTAATAAAAATTTAAATAAAGGTATTGCTACTTCTGCTGACTGGGCACCAGTTACTGGAGACGATATGGTAAGCCTTAAATATTTCTTAAAAGAACAAGGTGTAAACGTACAAGCAGCTAATCGTATTGCAGCAAGAGCCGCAGATGTTTTAAATGATAAAATTGCAAACAGTAAGGGGCCAATAACAGAACAAATATTTGGCGACATGCTTAACCAGGCTTCAATTAGAGGAATAAGATCAGCATTCCTTCCAATGATGAGCCAGTCATCTGCCTCCGCTGCTCGTCCATCAGATCCATTCTGGGGACGTGGCAATCTTGTGCCTACGCCATTTAAAAATGGAGTTTCACAATTACCAGGATATGGCGGGGGAGATATAGTCCCAGCGCTCCTTGAACCAGGAGAATCAGTTGTAACAAAAACTGCAACATCTGGAAATCAAAATGCAATTACATTAATGAACCAAGGATACCCAGTAGATAGAATGCTTGGATTTAAAAATGGAGTTACTGGCGTAGGAATGCCAGTTCAGAAATATGCCAACGGAGTTACCTCAGCATTTACATCTGGACTTAAAAATCCTTACGGTAAGTCTATGTTAACTAATGGCCAAATGCCAAGAATGGGTACGGGCGCCTCATTAGGAATTGGAATGGGCGGCATGGCGGCGGGAAGCATGATTGGTGGTGGCGCAGGGCAAGCCATAATGATTGCATCTAGCATGGCATCAATGATGCCTATGTTTGCAGGACTTTCTCAAGGAGTAGGAATAGTTACAAAACTTGCTTCTGTACTTGGAAAATTAACAATTCCTGGTGCATTTATAGGTGCATTGCTTGGTGTTGGAAAAGTATTATTAGATATTAAAAAGAATGCAGAAGATGCAGGTAAAGCAAATAGGCTAGCATTTGGTGGGACTCAGGAATCATTTGCATCTGTTGGAATTACTAAATTTAAAACCCTCTCAGATAGAATAAAAGAAGTTAATGAGCAAATAGAATTAAACAAAGTTAAAGCTCAATCTGCATATGAACAGTATACAAAAAATGGACCAACTGGAATTACATTAAGCATAGCTGAACTAAATAAGGCCGTTGAAGATGCCAAAAAGAATCAAACCGATTATATAGAGGCATTTAATAAAATTGATAGCAGTGGAGTAAACAAATATGCAGCCGACCTAAAGGCACAATTTGTTGCAATGGGTCTATCTGCATCCGAAGCATCTAATCAAATATTTGCAATGATTAAAGCTTCAGAAAAAGCTAGCCAAGCCTTTTCTGCAGTAACAACTAGTGATTTTAAAAACATTATAGATCAAAGCTCAGCACTATCACGACTATTTAATAACCTAAGCAAAGCATCCACTGTAGATAATTTTAACCCAGAAGAATTTGCTCAAGGCCTGGATACTTTAATAAACTCAGTTTTAGCTTATCAAGAAGGACTAATTGGCACAAAAGATGCGGTAGATCCTAAAAATATAATTGATTCAGCAGAATCTTTAAGAATTACTATGGAAAAAATTACAAAAATTAATGGAAAAAATAATGAACTGTCTGTTGACCAGGTAAATAAATTAAAAGAACAAAATATAATATATGCATCTATTTTAGGCAACGCAGAATCTTTAGCTAGCGTAACAGCAAAGATATTGCTTTACAACTCAGAGCTGGGCTCTGTAATAGATCTTTCAAAGATGTCTGGACAAGAGGCAATTGATTTAACTTCTAATCTTGCAACAATACAAAATGGATTGAATCAAATAACAGAGGATACAGGAAAAAATAACCCATTGTCATTTTTGGCTGATCCAATTTCTAAAGCTGTTGCAGCTACAAAAAATTATTCAACATCAATTAAAAATGCTCAAAAACAAGATGCAGATTATTATAAGAATAAAATAAAAGCAATAGATTTAGAAATAAAGAAAATTAATGAAGCGGCAAATGCTAGAAAAAAAGCTTTGCAGGAACAACAAGACTCTGAATCATTCTCAATAGAAATTAAAAAGAAACAACTAGAGTATCAAGATGCTTTAGCTGCTGGAGATATGTCTAGAGCGGCGCAAGCACAATTAGACATACAGCAACTGACCAAAGAAAAGCAAATGAAATCTGCAATTGCAGCAATTGATGCAAAACAAGAGGCAGACGTAAAAATAAAAGAAGCACAAAAACAAAAACTACAAGACGCTGAAGATAAGTTTAATAAAGGAATACAAACATCAATGGCCAAGTCCGCAGAAACAAGCGCAAATTTAGCCAAGTTAACAAATATTAGAGATGAAATTGAAAGATTAACTATTTTAGGACGAGCCCCTGGTGCAGACAAAGAAGGAATTAAAAAACAAATTGCAGAAATTTTAATTGGATTAAAAAATGGAACAAGCGATGAGAAAAAAATGTATTCTCAATATGAAAAAGAATATGGGTATACTGGTCAGGTTTATAGTCAAAATAATCCATTAAGTATGGCTAGTAATTTATTGGCAAAGATGAATTCTTCAATGAGTTCTAAGGGAGCGTCAGACTCAGTATTTCAATCAGCTGTAACCAGATTTGACGCTGCTGTAAGTAAATTTTCTGGTCAAACTGGTCCAAAATCAGTAACTAAAGACTACGGAAATTTTGTAGATGCTTATAATCCGCTGACATGGAAAAATATGAATAATTTAAAAAATCTTATAAAAGCAGAAGGCTTAAAAGAGGGTGATAAATTTACATATAAAGGAAAAACTTATAATATAGATGACGACTCTGGAATTGGAGTAGTGTCAACAGTTAAAAAAGCGATGGGTGGATATGTTAAATATTATCAACCAGGAGGTGCAGTCTATGGTCCAGGAACTGGAACATCCGATTCTATCCCAGCGATGCTTTCAAATGGAGAATATGTAATTAATGCTGATTCAGTTAAAAAGTATGGAGTCCAAACATTTGAAGCATTTAATAATAAAAAATATGCAATGGGCGGATACGTACAAAGAACTCCTTACGCCCAAGGCGGGTTAGCAAAGTCATCTAACTCTTTATATAATATAAATGTTACACTTAATGGATCAAATCTTGACGCAAACGATGTAGCAAGATCAATTCATAGAGAAATGAAAATGCGTGAAATAGCCTCTGGAAGGAGTAGAACATTATGACAACAGTAACAATGCCTAGAGGATCTATACTTCAAATTCAAGGATATGACGCATCTGCAAATGGCGGAGATGGTTCATTAAAATACAATAAAGTTTCAGAACACAACAGATCTCAATTTGATATTTCAAGTGAGCGTATTGAAAGACAACAAAGAATGTCTAATGGAACACTTAGAAAATATTTTGTGGCAGATAAAAAGACATTTACCTTATCTTGGGACATGCTTCCATCATATAGAACATTAACAGTTGATGGTGAATGGGGAGCAGAAGATTTAAGAACATTCTACAGTAGTGCCCAAGGGCAGTCATCATTTAATATTAGAGTAAATTTAGCAAAAAATGGAACTAATCAGGAGGCAGAAAACTATGAAGAGTACACAGTTGTATTTAGCGACTGCAACTTTACGGTATTAAAAAGAGGTATGCAGCCATTTTGGAATGTATCAATAACACTGGTAGAGGTCTAAAATGATAACAGCTTCAACTAATTTAAAGAATACTCTTTATAACAATACTAACATTCAAATAGACTCAGGATGCTATATTGAATATAACATGAACCACATGCTAGATAATATTTCTGCAACAAACAATATTGCCGATTCGGCATACACAGGTCAAATTACTAATGCAATAGGACAAGCATCTTGGCCTTCAAGCCGACCAAATCCTTATAAAAAATTATTTCCCGTAGACTCACTAATAAAACCTTTTAGGCCTTTAAGCTCAGGAATTAAATATTTTATTATGGCAGATGCCGATACATACACAAATTCATTTTCACCATACAGGTCTGTAAAGTACCCAGACAATCAACCTAGAATATATTATCCAGGAGTAGAAACGTTTTATAAGTATTGGGTTACTCCAATAAATACAGGAGCAAATGTAACAATAAATTATGCTACATCTGGAACAAAGTATGCTCTTACAAATAAAATTGTATTAAGATTTGAAAAAAATCACACGCTTCCATCCACCTATACAGTAGTAGTAACTAAGTCAGATAATACTCAGGTTACAATTGCAAGTGCATTGTCAACCCCTTCTGATGGAAACGTATCTTTATCTTATAATGGAACATCATGGACATCAAGCCCACTACCAGAGCCAACATCTTTTGGAACACCAATATCAATTAAATCTGTTACAGTTACAACTCCAAGCGCTGGGGCAGGGAAAATAATTGGTCTTATAGAGATCTCAGCAAGATGGGTAAAAGATATATCATCAGATGTAGTATCATTTGAAATAAATAAAGAATCTTCATCCAGCTCAGAAGACATACTGCCAGTTGGAAAAGTAACCGCTAATAGTTTAAGCGTAAGTTTAGCAAAATTTAATCAAACAGCACCGCAATATATTTCCTATAATAGGACCTCAACGCTAGATAGTTCATTAACATATATATATAAAAATGCAATAATTAATCCGTATTTTAAAATATACCATTCAAATGGAGCAATTACTGAAGGATCTAAAAAGTACGACAAAATATCTCAAGGGTATTATTATGTAGACAACTGGGACATAGATAGCTACGGGGAGTCAACAGTAACTGCATTAGACAACACTAAGTATTTAATGGAAACCGTGGCACCAGATATTCTTTGCGAGTACTACCCAGCCACAGCCGTAATTAGAAGATTACTAGACTCAGTAGGATTTACAAACTATTCTTTTAATTTAACATCTGACACAGATAATTCTATACCATTTATTAATTATTTTTGGACAGATGGAAGCAAGACTGTGTGGGAAAATATTCAAGAGATATGTAGAGACATACAGATGAATGCTGTAGTGGACGAAAACAATATACTGCAATTTTATAGTAGAAACTATATGTATTCAAGAACTGAAAAGTCTTGGAATTTTTATTATGAAAAAGACGGTACATATTTGCCAAACATAGCTAGCTTTAATCAGAAAGAAATAGCATCAGCAAATCAAGTTAAAGTTCTTTGGTCTACCCCAATATCATCTAGCTATCTAGGCGCATCTGGTCCCCTGTGGCAGTCACCAACCTCATATTTAATTGCTGGAGGACTAAAAGAAACTCTAACTTCAAGTAGTACTAAAGTAATATTAGATTTAGGAACTTTAGATAAGTACAGCAAGTTTCAATCAGGATTTAATTTTAATGGATACTTTATGATAGACTCAGAAATAATAGAGTTTGATGCAATAGGTTACCAGTATATTCCAAAAGAACTAACCCCTTCTACAATTTATGACGCATTAACAGAAACAAACGTTTCAAATAATGGATCAAACTTTATAAATATTTGGATAGAGAACTCAGCAGATGTAAATAAATATAGAAATTTTTCAAAAGTAGGAACCGCAGACATAAACTCAGAAATTTACTTTAAGCCAAATGGAGCATATAGAGTTAAAGCAAGAGGTGCTCTGGGAACTACAGCAGCGGCACATAATGCTAGCGGTGTGCCCTCAACAGAATATTTTTGGACTGGAACTTTGGTGACTCAAAATGCGTGATATATATCCAATTGGAGGATCCTACACTGGGCTAGCATTTGTTAAAAATTTAGTAATAAAACCACTCTCATACACCTCAGTAGAAATAAATATAGATACGTACGAATGGTCTGTTAACCCAACATCGTACAGTATTTATATACAAAAAAAGATATACTCTGGCGGGGTATGGGTAAACGACCCAGCGTCTGCAGAAGTTTCATTAAGCAAAACTGCCGATCCTTTTGTTATTGATAATTTAATTATGGGAGCAACCTATGATTTTCAAGTAGTGCCATATCTAAATTCAAACATGGGCTATGGAGTACAGCAAAAAAATTACACAATGCCAACTGATGGAATTTCTATACAAACGCTTTCATCTACTCCAAAAGATTTTAAAGTGGCAAAATCATACATGGCTTTATCTGTTACAGAGCAAGACTATTTGGCAAAAAGATACGCTATTGCTTCTAGAGAATTCCCAGCTATTGTTGTTCCAACAACAAAAACAGTTTCTCAGGTAAATGGAAATGAATACAATGTGGGATACTTTTCGTATGGCACTAGTTTAATTTTAGATAATACTGTTGAAAATCCAAATCAGATGGGTGGTCTGGGATTTTTTGTAAATAGCTTGGGGCAAACTGGATACTATATTTTAATAGAATCCACATCGTCAGCGGCAGCAGCAGATAAAAAATCAGTAAGAATTGTTAAGTTTGTAGGAAATAAAGTAAAGCCATTAAAAGAAATTGGAACAAGAACAGAGTCTACAGTAGAAGGAATCTATGGCGGAAGAATATATAATATTGATGTAAAAGTAAAAATAGAAAACAGAGTCGTAAATATTGATGCTTATATAAATGGCTATAAAGTTAGCTATCAAGACTCAACCGTTAAAACAGCAAATAAGGTTGCCCTACTAGAAACATCTATTCTTGCACCAACTAATAAAGTTGCAGTTATATGTGGCCGTGGCGAAGTTGCATTTGATTATGTTTACGGAAATGAATTAAAAGATTATCAATACGTAGATGCAAGCTTTGATGTAAATCTATATCAAGGTCAATTTGGAAACGATTTAATTAATACTTCATTTGGAGACCTATCATATATGGGCAATTATTCTCAAGATGAGATAGCAATTGGAAACAAAAAGCTAACCGCCCTAGACGAGTTTGGAACAGTTGTAAGAGAAATTTTAAAGGTAGATGTTAAATACGACACAAGGCCGTCGTATCCAATTAAATGGAGTACTGGTATAAATAAATATGCAAGTCTTATTGGTCAAAAAGTATCTAACTTTGGAGCACAAGCATATATATTAAACAATACTTCTACCAGCATACCAATATCAAATGGACTTGAAGCGAGCCTTTATATATATGGCAATACGCTAGGAAGTTCTGGGGAGCTAGAATATAAAACAGACGGGCTAAATGATTACGCAACTGCAGAGCCAGTTATATTTCAATCTTCATGGCTTCAAAACGAAGCGGACGTAAAAGCCCTTGCCTTATGGATTAAAAGTAATGTTATTAATAAAGGAAAATTAATAGATATGTCCATATTTGGAAACCCACTTATTTCAGTAGGAGACATAGTTGGAATTAAATACTCTTACCATGGATTAGCGGGAACAGAAAATTTTATAGTAACCAATGTAAAGCATTCCTATTCTCAAGGATTGGAGACCCAAATAACCTGTCGAACCTTATAGGCGAAATGGTATAATAAAATATGGCTAAAAATATTAGAACAGACATTAAGGATATCACTAGAGGATCAGTAATAGCCCTTCCAGTAGACCACCCAGACGCTATACATCTGCATCCAAATGATTATATTGCAGTTAAAGGTGGATCAATAGACTATTCTAAATATTTAAATTCTAATCCTTACGCATATATATCTACACCAAACACATTAGAAAATCAAGATATTTTGGCGGGAGATCCAATAACAATAGATGAAATGTTAGACATTCCATCATTAAGCGATATAGAGAGCGTTGTTTATGAACCATATTATGACACTGTTTCTAAATTACAAAAAGTTAGAGCATTAATTAAAATTAGAAACTCCAGTAAAAATCCAACTAATATTGCAGGTGTAGACGCAAGAATATTTAACCCTAGCACAATAGTGCCAGTTGTTTCAAATACAAACACTACAAAGTCCGTAGAATTTATTACTCCGTCTCCAGGTGTCCCAAGTGTTGTATTTAAAAGAGACTCAACTGCAATTGCATGGGGCTGGGACAATGTTTCTGGACTTGGATCATATTCTTCTGTATCATATGAATGGATAATTAGCTCATCAAACGGAGCCTCAGCAGCAACATTAGATAGCGGAACATTAACATACTCAACATCTACAAGTAAGCAAATAGGAATTGGTGGAAAAATGAAGCAGTATAGAGTAAGTTCTAGAGATGGAAATACTAGTGCTACATCTTCATCAAGATGGCTAAGAGTAAGGACAGTTGTAGTGGGAACAAATGGTACTACATATAGTTCTAGTTACTCTACACCAATTTAATAGGAGAATAATGATAACAAAATTTGGAAAAAGATTTTTAACCGATCAAATGGCTGGCAACGTATCTGGTTTAAATAAGGACATTGCCATAGGAATTGACTACACCGCAGATACTGAAAATGATACTAGACTTGGGTTCGAGTTCTACAGAGTTCCAGTGTCATTTGGAACTACAGATATACAAACATTAGACGGAATTACATCTTACTCAGTAATTTTTAAAGCAACAATTCCACAAGATGTTGAAGGTCACATTAACGAGATAGGTCTTTATCCATCAACAAGGTCTTCAATAAATAACTTTGACAGTAAATTTATAACAGATTTTGCAACCTACACAGACTGGACAGACACAGACGGATTTAAATCAGACTATTTAACTGGAAGCCAAAGAATTGGAAACACTATACTACTTATGCAATCAGCTGCAACTTCTGCAAACGAATATATTCAAAACACAGTTAATTTAGATTTATCTGGATATAGCGCTAATGATACTTTAAGATTGGCATATTACAAACAAGATGAAAATTTAGCATCTATAAAAATTAGATTCTATAGCTCAGACACAGAATATTTTGAAAAAGTAATTACACCAGCATCTGGGACTGGAAACAAATTAACTGCAGACATCCCAATGTCAGAAATTTTTAATGGGGCAACAGCCGTAGCACCAGATAAGTCATCTATTATAAAAATAGGAATAACTATAACCCCATCTTCAGGGCAAACAACTTACGTTGGATTTGATGGATTAAGAATAAATGATGAAGATACATTTGATCCAAACTTTGGATTAATTGGAAGATCTGTCGTATCTACAACAACTACAGTGTCTGGAGTATCTGGGCAAAGTACTATAACGGTAGGCTCTGTTAATAATTTATTTATAGGACAACCTGTATCTGGAACTGGAATAGCGACAGGTGCTTTAATTAGCAGCATATCAGATACAACAATTACCCTTTCATTAAACAATACAGGAACAGTTTCTGGAAGTGGAACTTTTTATGGAATTAAAAAACTTGCTGGAAGATCTTTAGATCTTGAGTATAAGTTAGATTTGGACTGGAATATCTAGGATGGCAGCATATCAAGATTTGTTAAAAGATAATTCCGTTGCAGTTGAAAACGGAAATTATTTTATTGTAACAGTAACAGACCTTGATTTAAATGAAAACTATCCAATTCAATTTAGATGGAAATACCAAGATGGCACATTTGGATTATGGTCAGCATCTAAACTATTAACAACTATAGGAGAAACTTTACCAGGAAGTCCAAATTTATCTTTAACAGATGTTGTTGGCGATGATGGATTTATTAAAATTACTTGGAACGGTAATGATAAATCTGGTAAGCCAATAACAAATATAGACAGAATAGATATTTTTATTGATGGATCTCCATTTGATGCAACAAAAGCTGCAGCAAGCTTTAAGGTAGCTGGAACACAAACAATAGCAGCACCAGCAGGAGATTATTTAGTAGCTCTATACGCTATTTCAAATTATGGAAGTAAATCAGCGGTTAGCGATGCACGACTTGTTACAGTTTATAAATCTGGACAGTCTGCTATAAATCCAGAAGATCCTTCCGCACCAGAAGTAACAGCAGGACTTGCATCAGTAATTGTTGAGTGGGATGGAAAGAAGAATGACGGAGAAGGCGGAACTGAAAACTTTACTCCAGGGTCTTTTGCGGGAGCAAAAGTATTTATTGGTACCACTGCAGATTTTGTTACAAGTGATAACAATTGGGTACATACATTAAACTTTGCAAACGGATCTAATAAGGTTTCAATAGGAGTAGGCACAGTTATTAATAAATCTACTGGTGCTACATTACAATATGGAGTTCCTTATTATATAAAAATAGACACAATTAATTCTAATAATTTATCCAACGGACAACCAGTATCAGCAAGCGGAAACCCAATAACAGTAGATATGCTTCCTGCAAGCGAAATTAAAACAGGATTCCTAGATGCAGATGCTTATATTAAAGCTGGTGCAAGTGGTGGAGCAAGAGTTGAAATAGGTGGATCTACTACACCATTAGTTATTTATGGAACAGATGGAACAACAGAATTATTAAAATTTACTGGAGGGTCTACAGGAACATTAGCTATTAATGGATCTGGAACATTTACTGGAAATCTTTCTATTGGCACAGGCGATACAGTTTTCAAAGCAGAGCCAGCAACTGGAATATGGCTAGGAGACGCAGACTATGCAGACGCAGACTTTAGAGTTGCAACAAATGGTGTTATAAGAGCAAAAGCAGGAACTGTTGGAGGATGGACCTTAGCAGAATCGTATTTACAAAACTCAACAGGTACACTTAAAATAAATAGCGGAGTTAGTCCATCTATTTATCTGGGGCCAGCTTCTGGAGCACATATAAGATTGTCCCCAGATTCAATAACACATTATAATGGCGGATCACCAAGCAATAAGTTTACATTAACAACATCAAATGGAAACATATCTTTGTCTGGAGATATTACAGCAGGATCTAATATTACTGGATCTACAATTACTGGAAGTACCATAACTGGATCAGATATTAGTTCTACTGGAGTTGGTACATATAATGGCACACTAACAATAAGTGGAGGATACATAACTCATGGCAGTGGAGTTTGGATTAACTCTCCTGAATTTTCAGTAGGTACATTTGCTGGTAACGTTGGATATTTTAGTACAAAAACAGATGGAAGTTCTTATTTAGGAAATAGTAGTTCATCTAGTTTAGCTTTTAGAATTGACATTTCTCAATCTGGAACTTACGCAAGAGGGTATCATTTTAATAATCTTGGAGCTCAAGAATTTCACCAGCCAGATCCAAACGGATACAGTCCATCAAGAACAGTTGTTGTTGGAGATGGTGATGGGTGGCTGCACACAGGAAGAGCATTTTACTATGGATCACAAGGAACTTCTTCAGCAATTAATAGTGTAGCTGGCTCCGCCCGAATAGGCGACATATTTTTTAGTACGAGTTGATAATATGACAGTATGGACAAAAACTGGAAACTCTACTTGGACAAAAATAAACTCTATATTTAATAAAACAGGTGCAACTACTTGGACAGAACTTTTAGGTGTATGGGTAAAAACAGCGTCAAGTGTATGGACAAAAGTTTTTACAAGACTACTTGTTCCAGGAAATACGGTTTTGCCAGAAGTAACTGGTAGTGAATATTTATATGGAACATTAAGTGGAACATTAGGAACATGGACGGCTCCAAATGGAACTAATTCTTATGCTAGACAATGGCAAAGCGCTAGCAATAATTCAGGTACAGCAGGATCTTATAGTAACATATCAGGAGCAACATCTAGCACATATTCAACAACTTTAAATGAAAATGGTAGATGGGTTAGATTAAGAGTAACAGCAACAAATTTAAGTGGAGACTCTGTTGCATTTTCAAATGAAGTTTTAATTACAAAATACGCCCCAGTAGCCTTAACAATTCCAGTAATTAGCGGATCCCCATCAGTTAATTCAACTTTAACAGCATTAACGACGGTTGGTACATATTGGAAAAATACTACAACAAATTCAGGAGACACAGCACCAGATAGTTTTTCTTATAGATGGCATCAAGGAGATACTGGAAATAACATAGGAACAGATTCCTCTACATATATTGTTCAACCCTCCGATATTGATCACACGATAAGAGTAGAGGTAACAGCTACAAATACTGGTGGATCTGCATCTTCAACAAGCAGTGCAACATCAACAGTCGGTCAGGCGATAGGAATATCAAATATCACATTTAAAGATTCAAATGATAATAATGGATTTAATAATAGAGGCAACCTAGTTACAGCAACAACAACAAAATTAAGCTGGAAAGTTTCTGGAATAAATACCTCAACAACATTTAGAGTTAGATATAGAGTATTTAATAATCAAACTTCAGCATACTGGAACCCGTACACAGTTACAGCAGAAACTGCATCAGCAGCATGGGACGAATACGTATCTGACTATTATAATACTGGAGGCATAAGCAATGTAACGATATCAGGTAGTGATGCTTATTTGTATGATGTATTTCAAATTAATGAAACATTTAATGGATCAACATATGATGGTGGAATTTCAAGGTGGGTGTGGCAGTATGAAATAAGCGCAGTAATAGGTGGCACTAGATACTATTGGGTCCCAGGAGACTCTGTATCAACTAGTTTTACATTTGACTATTGGAATATAGATCCAACTTCTTTAGGAACTATTACTGCTACACCAACTTCTGGTGGCCCAGGAACATCTGTAACGTTTTCAGGAATAATTCAAAGCTACCCATCAGGATTGAATACTTATCCGTATGCATATAGGGTTGTTTATGGAGATGGTAATAATAGTGGTTGGATTTACCCAGCATATGGAACTACTAAACCAACTTATAGCTTATCAAATACCTATAACTCAATTGGATCTTATACCGCTTACGTAGAAACAATACCCAACTACTCATCATCATCCGCAAATGTAACAATTTCAGATGTTTTAACGGCACCAACTATTACCAACGTAGTTGCTGGTAATTCTAGTGGTCAGCCAGTAACAGTTTATTTTACAGGGGGTTCTGGCCCATTTTATCAAATATGGTGGACTCAAGGAGTTGCTGGAACCGCATATGATGAATATGGTAGCTCAAGCCCCATAACAGATAATACTGGACCCACTTCCGCAAGCACAGCCTGGTTTGCGTATGTTAGATCTGTATCAAGTCCAACTAACACTGGAACAGGTCCGTCTTCAACAATAAGTGCCTGGAGTGCTGGATATCAATTTACTGTTACTCAGGCTCCAATAATTCCAACAATTACAATGAATGCAAATACTAATATTACTACAAGCGGTGCAACAATCAACTGGTCTTCAAGTAATCAATCGTATTCTACTGTAAACGGTACAAATATTGGTTTTGCTAATAGCTATACTTTTTCTAGTTTATCCTCAAGCACATCTTATTCTGGAACTGTTACTGTTTATTCTTCTACTGGTAATTCGGCATCGGCTAACTATAGTTTTACCACAAACTCTTCATTTGTTACTCCATCTATATCGCTAACCACAAATCCACCAGCATTTGCAAGATCTACTGTTAACACAAATCGATTTGGTTGGGGATGGAACAATGCTTCTTACAGCGGAAGCACCTCTGGAAACCCTAGTTATCCATGGAGAATTAGATCAGGAAGTTCCTCTGGAACTATAATAAATTCTGGTACACGCTCATATAGCACTGGAGCTATTAACGTGGGAGGTTCGAACTATAATTATAGAATTGGAACAGAAGAGGGAGATACACCAAGAACTACCTCTGCTAGATGGGGAAGCTATGAAGCAACAATATTAGGAACTAATGGTCAGACATATTCTTCAGGATTCTCGGCTAGCGTATAAAATGACCTTTACAGGTTATTTAAAAATGATATAATAGAACAAATATAAGAAAGGTAAATTAATGACAAGCCCTGATTTAAATAATGAACAAAAAATAGCAATAATTAATGCCCATATTATGGAATTAAAAGCCGAACAATATAGCCATGAAATTAGAAAAATAGAATTAGAGACAATATCAAGCACGGATAATGAAATTTATTCAAATATTGTTAGAATAATTGGAGACTATAATTTACAAATTTCTACTCTAGAGTCTTTAAAATCTAACTTGCCAGCATGAATTTAAATGCTATAATACAAAAGGAGGAAAAATGACTATTAACTTAACAAAAGAAGAAAAAGCTCAAATTATATCTTCACATATTAAAAATTTAAATTATACAAGATATAATTTAGAAATTGATATTATTCAAGAAAATGCTAAAGTGTCGCCATCATCAAGCGCATTAACTAATTTTAATACACAAATAGATGAGGTTGACGATCAAATAGCAGCACTTCAAACACAACTAACAGCAGTTAATGCTTTAACGGAATAGAGATAAATTGGAAAAAGCAGAACTAGTAATAACAGCACTACAACAGCGTATAGGGGAAATTGTATCTAATTATGAAACTCAGATTGCAGTACTACGTGCAGAAATTACTCAACTTATTGATGAAAAGCAGGAACGTGAAAAGTCTATTCAAGAATACTCAGACTCTCTTAATAACATCACCGACTAATTTCCCTTCAGGAATTGCGGTTAAAGCCGATAAGGCAACTTATTGGATTAAAGACGGAAAGAGATATAAACTGATTTCGGACAGGGCTTCAAAGTCTTGGTCATTTGCTACAGCAAATGCAACAGAAGAGGCATTATCGTTAATCAAGATTGCAGGAAAACTTGGGTTTAGAGACGGCTCTTTGATAAAGAATATAGCAGATGGTAAAATATATTTAATATCACAAAATAAAAAGAGACATATTGTAGACCCAGATTCATTTACTAAATACGGCCTAGATAGATCAAAGGTTATAGAGGTAAGCGAGTCGGAATCAAATGCTCATGATTTAGGAGAAAATTTATAATGGCAGAAACATGGAAGTCCGTAGTATTCAATGAGGGTGCCCCACTAGATCCTAATGATTTAAATCAATTACAAACTAATTTAACAAACGTATTTAACACATCTAAGTCTTTATTAAACGCAACTAAAGATGCTTCTGGTACAAATAGAGTTGCAATTATTGACTCAAATGTAGAAACAATTCCTCTTAGCGGGAAGGCAAACATAGCCTCCGCAGCGTTCCCAGTAACATTTAGCTCTTCATTTAATTCTGGAACCGAGATATCATTTACAGCCTCTGTAGGAGACGTACCATTATCTGGAGCTGGAGTCATATCTGTTGCAGCCGTTGTAACACCTGGAACTTTAAGCGGTAAGATATATGTTACAACTAGTTTAGCAAAGGCTGGTTCGGTTAAAGTAAACTGGATTGCAGCTCAATTAAAAGACATTTAATACTTGACGATATCTAACAATATGCTACAATTCCATGTAGTATGTAAAGTCACGAAACCGTGACTTTTTTAATTTAAGGGACAAAGAATGTCAAATGATTTAAAATGGATGCTCTCATCAGATCAGCAATTTCCTTACCAAGATGATAAAATGATTGAGCTCTGGTTTAAAGTAATGAAATGGTTTAAGCCAGACGTTGTAGACTACCTCGGCGATACAGACGATCAGGCATGCTACAGCAAGTATACTGACGGTAAACCAACAGAATTTTTAAAGGCATACAAGAACGATGATGTAACTAATGACTTAGAGTTAATGCTAAAAGATATGAAGATTGAAGCAAGCGGTGCTAGAGAATTTTATGCTAGGACAAGAAAAATGCTTCCTAATGCACAATTGTTTTCGGCATTGGGAAACCATGACATTAGAATTTTTGATTATCTTGATAAGAAAATTCCAGAGTATGCAAAGCATGTTACTCCAGAAGCTTTATGGAGTTTAGATTCTTTAGGATATGACTATATATACTACGACAGTTTACCGAAGAAAAGATTTGGAGATATCCATGTTCATCATGGACTTTCAATATCAGCAACTGGGGCAGTAAGAAAAGATATGGAAGATATGCAGGTTTCATTAATTAGAGGACATTCTCATAGAATTGCTTCTCATATGGTAACCTACGAACTTAGAAATAACGGTAAAGGCGAAACCCTTAGAGGATATGAAATTGGTCACATGTGTGACGAAAAGGGTCCAGGAATGAAGTACACTCAACATCATGATTGGCAAAAAGGATTTGCTATAGCACATATTGAAAATGGAAAATACCCACACGTACAAATGATACATGTATCTCCAAATTATACATGCGTAGTTGATGGAAAGATGTTTGCCTTATAATGTGGTGTCAAAAATGTAAAGGAAGAGTTTTTGTAGATAGAGTGTTTTCTCAAAAACTTCACATAGAACTTTTTTGCATTCTTTGTGGAAAAAGATGGATGATTAACAAAGAGACGAATAGGTTTGGTAAATGGTTAGAAAAAAAAGATCAGGCATACGCAAAAAGTTCCTCTATTTCTTCTTAAACGATAAATTACATAAAGTAATTAGATCGTCTAGGGCGAAAGACGAACTAGTAGCATGGTCATACCTAGATAAAAAAAGAGTCCTGTACTCATTTTCAGATGTACAAAAGAATATGGAAACAGCATATACAATGAAACAAGCTGGACAAATATTGGGCAGGCACAAAGTTACAATTGAAGAGTATATACTTCAAGGTAAAATAAGCAAACCTCAGAAAGTATACCCAATAAGTAATCCAGATAGCAGATGGTATAAATTTATGTTTAGTGAATCTAGTATACTTAAAATACACGAGTATATACTTGAGGCTGGATATTCTAAAAATTTACCCTCAAAGGCAGAATTACAGGCCCTTCTCAAACACAACATGATATTGTATACTAAGACCGTTGACGGTTTCGTGCCAGTATGGAAGGCGGAGTAATGTCTAATAGAGTTGTTGTATGCGATATATGCAATAAAGAAATAGAGTTACGCTGGGCAATATTTGCAAGTGATACTTTAAGGCGACATATTAAGGCGGAGCATAAGTAATGTCAGAAACAAAAGTAAAAGTGGACCTTTCATTTACTAGAAATCTTGGTAATTATGAAAGCATTAAAATTAGTATTGGTGTAGAGGACGATGTTCGCTCTGGGGAAAATGTCGACTCAGCCACGGAAAGAGTGTATAAGTTTGTTGAAGAAAAATTAATTAAAAAAACTCAAGAGATAGAAGAAGAGCTAAACAGTGGAAAATAATTTAGAAATTTTGCAGGTTGATAAAAACAAACAGCCATATGTTATGCTTTGGAAGTACGAAAAGCTGTATGAAGAAAAATATGGCAAAAAACCTATGTTAAATAAATACAGAGATAAGTCAGCTATGAAAGATGTAATTGAAAGTGTTGGGTTTGAAAGAGGCATGGATCTTTTAGAATATTATTTTAAAACTCCAAAGTATGGACACCCACTTATATTTTTTTTATATAATTTTGATAGAATGGACCGTGCAGAAAAAGAATTAATTAAGGATAAAAAGAATCGTAAACTTTTAAGAGAAGCAACTAAGAAGATGGTAGAGGGCGAAGAGTGAATACAGAAGCAACAGTAATATCGGCGGTTTGCAAAAACAAAGACATAAGCACTTTGCTTGCAGATAACGTTGATGATTTATTTACTTCGCATAGAGATGTATGGGATGGCCTAAAGTCATACTATTATAAGTTTAAATCAGTTCCAGAAATTGGAGTATTACAAGAAAAATTTAAAGACTTTGACCCAGACATAAATGTTAAAGCCGAAACTGGATACTATTTAGATAAATTAAAGAATGAATATCTTTCTTCTAGGTTAAAGTCAATTATGTTGCAGGGCGGAGCAGCGCTTAAAGAAGATGCTGCATCTAGAGTCTTATCTGATATGCAAAGTAAACTTGCTGGGCTATCTAGATTTACAAACAACGTAAGAGATTTAGATGTAACAGATCTAGAGTCAGCAGAGCGACACTTTATGTCTGTGAAAGATAGATCATTAGCAATGGGTGGAAGCCCAGGAATTAAAACTGGATTTCAAGCAATAGACACAGCATATCCAACTGGAATGGCACCAGGACATTTAATTGTTGCAATTGGTTGGCCAGGAAAAGGTAAAACATGGTTTACATCGTATCTTGCATGCAAAGCTTGGGAGCAAGGATTTAAGCCAATGATTATTTCCCTTGAGATGTCTCCAGAAAATATGCGTGACCGTATTTATACAATGTTAGGTTCTGGATTATTTAAAGCTAGCGATTTATCCAAAGGAGATATTAATATAGATGACTTTAAATCATGGGGTCAGAAAAAGTTTGAAGGAAAAAATAGTTTTGTGTTGGTTTCAAACGAGGGAGCAGGAGATGTAACACCAGCAACTATTCAGGGCAAGATAGATCAACATAAACCAGACCTAGTTATTTTAGATTATCATCAACTATTTAATGATAACAAAAGAAGCAATTCTGAAGTGGAAAGAAATAGAAACGTGTCTCGTGAATTTAAGTTATTGGCTGTAACAAATAACATACCTGTCATTGATATCACAGCAGCAACCGCAGACGATATATCAGATCAAGATAATCCACCAATGATGTCTCAAGTTGCTTGGTCAAAGGCAATCGAATATGATGCAGATATGGCACTTGCCGTACACAGACACCCAGGCACAAATTTAATTGAAATTGTTTCTAGAAAAAATAGACATGGAACTGAGTTTGCCTTTCATTTAGATTGGGATATTAACAGAGGTATTATCAAAGAATTGTACGATTATGTACCAGCACAAACAAATTAAAAGATTTAATATAGATGTAGAGTTTAAAGACGACTCAGATATAATTAGGCTCAAACATCAATATGAAAATATGCTAACTCATAAAATGAGAGACAAGGGATATTCAAGGGTACTTGACATAGACACCTCATTTTCGGTAGAATTTACTGGTACAACATGGAGATTCTTAATGACTCTTTATGGTATATATACAGGAAGGCGGAAAGCATGGCAATCAGAGGGAATAACACAGGGCAAGTTAGTTCCACGCAATATGCACCCAGCCATATAAAATCTGTTATAAAGGAAATTGGTTTAAGGATAATTAGCGAGTCAAATAATAATTTGGTTTTATACTGTCCATTTCATAACAATACTCATAGCCCTAGCTTTTACATTAGCGAAGAAAATGGAGCATGGCTTTGCTTTAATCCGTCATGTGGAGAAACTGGAAACATAATTCAATTAGTTAAACGCATTGCAGGTAAAAATGATTTTGAAGCTATTAGATTAATTACATCAAAAGAGTCACAGGCACTAGATAATTTTGACGAAGCCCTAAGCCAGATGTTTGAAGATAAACCAGATTTTGTAGAGTTTGATCAAAAAAAACTTGACGACTTATCTTTAGAATTAACTTTAAATAAACCCGCTAGAGATTATTTTGAGTCTCGTGGAATCAATGAACAATCTATGAATTATTTTAAATTAGGATATTCTGAGGCACAAGGCATGGTTATTGTCCCAGTTCATAGTCCAGACGGTACTCCAGTAGGACTAGTAGGCAGATCAATATCTGAAAAGAAATTTAAAAATAGCACAAACCTTCCTAAGAATAAAACTCTATTTAATATACATAGGGCAAAAAGAATTGGTGATCAAGTTATTATTGTTGAATCTAGTTTTGATGCAATAAGAATACATCAATCTGGATTCCCAAATGTTATTGCCACATTGGGCGGACACATATCCACAGATAATTTAAAGTTATTAAATAGACATTTTAATAAAGTAGTAATAATGACAGACGCAGATCAGGCTGGCAGAGAATTAGGAATGTCAATTTCTAGTAAATTAAAAAATAAAGACATCTTGTGGGCTTCGCATTCTTATGGTAAGATATACCCTCATGATGCAAAAGATGCAGGAGACATGACTGAGGATGAAATTAAGCTTTGTATTAACAACGCTGTTTCTGATATAGAATACAAATCCTGGAGCTTGTGATATAATACAGTTACAGATGGATTTATACCATCAACTATATAAAAGGGGAAATAAAATGGGTCTAGTAAAAGGACTAAAAGATTTAAATAAGGTAATGGATAAACCGCAATCATCTGGCGGAGATAGCTCAAGAGCACGTTGGGTTAAATTGGATGACGCAGAAAGTGTTAAAATTAGATTTCTTCAGGAATTAGATCCTGACTCTCCCCACTATAATGAAAAAAATAGTTTGGGATTTATTGCAGTAGAACACACAAACCCAAAAGACTATAAGCGTAAAGCTTTATGTACAATTGACGATCAAGGAAAATGTTGGGGATGTGAACAACATCGTAAAGATTACAAAGCAGGATGGAAAGGCCGTTCTCGCCTATACATCAATGTTCTTGTAGATGATGGTAAAGAAGATCCATATGTTGCCATCTTGTCTCAGGGTAGTAGCGGGAAGACTATTACTCCTACATTAATTGAATATGCTGGCGAAATGGGTAGCATATCAAATTTAGTGTGGCGCATTAAGCGTACAGGCACAAAGACAGACACCAGTTATACATCAATCCCTCTTGCCAAAGATGAAAAACCATTTGATTCATCTGGACTGGAATTGTATGAATTGGAAAAGGTTGCAGTTCGTGACCTACCCTATACAGAGCAAGAAGCCTTCTTTAATGGTGAAGGTGGAGAAGAGCCATCAAACGCAACAGGTAGCGTAGAGTGGTAAACTAAATAGACTTAGGGGTGGCTATTGCCACCCCTAGTTTTATTTAGTAGAATCCATATATGATAACTTATGAGATACCAGATCCATTTGCCACTTTTGTAAGAAATAGAAACATAAACTGTGTTGGTTCAACATATGATTATTTTTCTAAAGAGTGGAGTTTTAAATGCTCGACATGTTCAGAAGTTATGTTTGCTCCAAGTAAAAAAACAATAATAAAAACCAGACTTTATCACACAAGAAATATTTGCTTAGGCGGTTACTAATGAGTTTTACACACCTACACGTTCACAGCTATTACTCTTTAATGGATGGACTTAATTCTCCAAGAGAGCTATGCCAAGCAGCACTAGATGCTGGACAAACCGCTATTGCTATTACAGATCATGGTACACTATCATCACACCGAGATATGCAGATTGCTGCAAAAGAATTGGGCATTAAACCAATACTTGGAGTGGAAGCCTACATATCCCCAACGGATAGATTTGATAGATCATCTAAAACAGATAAAAGTATTCAGGCATACAATCACATTATTTTATTAGCAAAGAATCAAAATGGATTAAAAAATATTAATAGTTTGCAGGAAATCGCATGGAATGAAGGTTTTTATCATAAGCCACGTATTGATATGGAGGTTCTCAAAGAATATGCAAAAGATATTATTGTTCTTTCTGGATGTCTTAATGGACTTATTAGCAAGTGCATTGAAAAGGGAGAGTTTGAGGAAGCGGAAAATATACTTAAAGATTTTAAGAAAACTTTTGGCGAAGATTTTTACATTGAGGTACAATCTCACAATCCCCAAGAAATAAATAGTAAGCTATTAGAGCTAGCAGATAAACTGGGAATTAAACCAGTTGCAACTGGGGATGCTCACTTTGCCAAAGGCGAAGACAAGATCTTGGAAGAAGCCATGTTAATTTTATCCACTTCACCCAAGTCGGACAAGGAAGCAGATTTTGAAATGTCTAGAAACATGAATAACATGTTAGATAGATTTAATTATCTTTATCCTGACCGTAGAATTTCATTCCAAGACTATAATTTATTTATTCAGACAAGAGCTGAAATAGAGGCAGACTTTAATAAGGCTGGAATTAGCAGAACAGACATTTATGAGAATACCATGGAGATATCCGAAAAAATTGGAGAATACGATTTTAACAGGGGTCTAGACCTTCTTCCAGTACCCAAGACGGATGCCGACCAGAAACTGGCTGAGATGGCCTTTAAAGGCCTAGAAACCCTACACCTTACCTCGCCATGGCTAGGAAATGACACATATGAACTTAGATTAAATGAAGAATTAGAAATTATTAAAGATAAAAGCTTTGCCTCATATTTCTTAGTAGTGGCAGATATGATTAATTGGGCTAAAGAGAATGGCATTATGGTTGGGCCTGGACGTGGTTCTGCTGCAGGATCTTTAGTTTGTTATGCATTAGGAATTACTGATGTAGACCCAATAGAATATGACTTATTGTTTTTCCGATTTATTAATCCAGAGCGTAATGACTTCCCAGATATCGACACAGACTTTGAAGACCGTCGTCGTAAAGAGGTTAAAGATTATCTTAAGAAAAAATTTAAACACGTAGCATCAATTTCTACATATACATACTTTAAAGATAAAGGTGTTATTAGAGATGCAGCCCGTGTATTTATGGTTCCTCTACAAGACGTAAATCGTGCACTAAAATCAATTGATACTTTTGAAGACTATATGGAATCTCCAAACACTAAAGAATTTAGAATGAAGTATCCAGAAGTAACGTGGCTAGCAGAAAGACTACGTGGCAAAATTAGAAGCGTTGGTGTTCATGCTGCTGGTGTTGTTGTTGCTAAAGATGATCTTAGAAATTTTGCACCAATAGAATCAAGAGCGGACGCACAAGATCAAGTTTCTGGACGCATACCAGTAGTCGCATACGACATGGACACAGTTGCCGATATTGGGCTAATTAAACTAGACGCATTAGGGCTTAAAACACTTTCCGTTATTTCAGATACCATAAAAGCTATTAAAGAAAGACACAACAAGGATATAGTTTTATCAAATTTATCTATGGACGATAAAGAAGTTTATAAGGTGCTAAGCGAAGGATATACAAAAGGAGTGTTTCAAGCCGAAGCAACTCCGTACACAAATCTATTAATTAAAATGGGTGTTGATAAATTTGAAGATCTTGCTGCTTCAAACGCCCTAGTACGGCCAGGAGCAATGAATACTGTGGGAGCCTCCTATATTAAACGAAAACATGGAGAAGAAGCGGTATCGTATGTTCATGAAATTATGAAACCCTTTACCGAGAATACATATGGTGTTATCATATATCAGGAGCAGGTCATGCAGGCCTGCGTACACTTAGGTGGTATGTCTTGGTCAGAGGCTGATAAGGTCCGCAAGATTATCGGAAAGAAAAAGGATGCAAAAGAATTCGACCAATTCAAGGATAAGTTTATTGCTGGGGCTTCAAAACACATTTCTGAGAAAAAGGCCCAGTCTTTATGGAGTGACTTTGAGGCTCATGCTGGCTACTCTTTTAATCGTAGTCATGCTGTTGCTTATTCCATGCTTAGTTATTATACGGCTTGGCTTAAAAAGTATTACCCTCTTGAATTCATTTTTTCAATTCTTAAAAACGAAAATGATAAAGACAAAAGAACAGAATATTTAATTGAGGCTAAAAGATTAAACCTTAAAGTATTACTGCCTCACATTAATGAATCTGAACTTTACTTTTCATTAAAAGAAAACGCAATTCAATTTGGATTAGCTGAAGTTAAATTTATTTCAGATAGCATTGCAAATAAAATTATAGAAAGAAGGCCTTATGCCAATTATTCCGATTTCGTACAAAAAGCCTCTACGAAAGGTAGTGGGATTAACAGTAGGGCTGTATCTGCTCTTAATGCTATTGGCGGTTCTGCTTTTGAGGACAATCTCAGAGACGGTAAGGAAAAAGAAAACTACTACGAATACTTAGGAATTCCTACATTTAATTTAGAATCTATTCCACCTAGAATTAAGGCACAAGCAAAACCAATTGAAGAGTTTGATGACTTAGGATCTTTTCCCATGTTTGGTATGGTTAAAAGTATTAAAAGAGGAACTGGCTGGGCAAGAGTTGAGTTAGTAGATGAAACTGGATCTATAGGTTTATTTCATAATGAGCAAACTCAAATAGAGACTGGACAAATGTATTTTATTCTTGTTGGAGATAATAGAATAGCAAGATACATTAAAATAAACGACATGGACCCGAACGGCTCAGATTTATTTGTAGACTATTTATATAGAAAAGAATATGACATGGAAGATGACGAGCAGATAGTTATTAACTTTAGTCCATATAAAACTAAAGCTGGAAAAACAATGGCACACATCGTGATGTCAGATAAAAATAAACAATTAACTAGAGCAATTGCATTTCCAACAATGTATACAAAAGTTTTAGCAAGAATGCGTGAGGGAATGAAAAGCAAACCAGTTCTGTCAAAATTAGATGACGGTACATTAATGATAAAGGAGATAAAGTGACCCAAACACCAGCAGAAGTATATAAAGCAATGAGCGCTACTAACATTCTAGTAGCTATTTTAGAATCACAAAAAAAGATATCTATTCCCATAGATGTATTTTTAAATGCGTCAAAAGGAGATAAAAATTTAAATGTTGAGTATGACGAAGATACATCTTCATTTGTATTTGAGTTAAAGGAGAAAATTGAACAGCCAGATGATAATCAGAATGCTGATGCAGAACCAAATATCTAAAACCCCTACTCCTATTTTAAATAAAAGGTCAAAAGACTTTAATTATAATGACACAGAGCCTGATTTTAATGCTATAATGGGCATATAGAGAAAGAAAACAATGACAATTTTAATAGATGATGTATTAGCAAAATTAGATCCAAAAACAAGAGCAAGAGTTCAGTCAGCACAAGATATTAAAGTTGAAAAACAGGCTACGCCAAGCATAGGATTAAATTTATCCTTAAAGGGTGGTCTTGGATACGGTAGACAAGTTTTGGTTTGGGGAAATAAGTCTGCTGGCAAATCATCATTTTGTTTACAAATGATTGCTATTGCACAAAAAGAAGGCAAGACTTGTGCTTGGATTGACGCAGAAGCATCATATGATCAATCATGGGCAGAGCAATTAGGAGTAGACTCATCAAAGTTAATTTATTCTTCGGCTAAAACAGTTAACGATATGGTTGATGTTGCAACTAAACTTATGGACGCAGGAGTAGATTTAATTGTAGTAGATTCAATATCTGCTTTGCTTCCAGCAATTTATTTTGAAAAAGATGGAAATGAAATGAAAGATCTTCAAGATACCAAACAGATTGGCGCAGAAGCAAAAGACATGACCCACGCAGTCAAAATGTTAAACTATGCAAACAAAAACACACTACTTGTTCTTATTTCACAACAAAGAAATCAATTTGGATCGATGCATGCAAGCCATATTCCAACAGGTGGCATGGCAGTAAAATTCTTTTCTTCTACGGTAATTAAATTATGGTCTTCTGAAGCTGAGGCAAATGCAATTAAAGCTGGAGTTAAAGTTGGAGATAAAATTATTGAACAAAGAGTTGGAAGGCCAGTTAATTGGATTATTGATTACAATAAACTAGGGCCCCCAAATTTATCAGGACAGTATGACTTTTACTACCAAGGAGAAACTCTTGGCGTGGATTCAGTAGGAGAAACTTTAGATGTTGCTGAAATGGTTGGAGTTGTTGAAAAGGGTGGAGCGTGGTACACAGTTAATGGAGAAAGATTTCAAGGACGTGCAAAAGCTGTTCAGTATTTAAAAGAGAATCCAAAAGTTGTTGAAGTACTTAAAAAGGGCATAGATGCCAAAAATTAATGAGTTTTTTAAAAACCCAGAAATTTTGCATAAAAAAGATTTAGAATTAATTCCTGGAACAAAACCTTGCGGCAAGTGCAATAAAGATGCACAAGAATCTTTTTGGGACCCAACAAATTTAATTATGTCCTGGAAATGTCCAGACGGACATAGCAATCAGCATAAGGTTAACTAATGTCTGAAAGGTCGGAGGCTAAACGTGACGGAGCAAAACAACAAAAAAATAGTGGACGTGGTGATTATCAAAAAGGTGACGCTCAATGGAGAGATTTTGTGGTGGATTATAAAGAGTACGAAAAGTCAATCTCTATTTCGCAAAACATATGGGCTAAAATTTGTACAGATACTTTTAAGGTCAGCAGGGATAAGTATCCAGTACTTAAACTAATACTTGGCTCTACTAGCAGTAAAACAAGGCTTGCTGTTATTGAATGGGCACTTTTAGAACAACTAATAGAATGTTGGGAGGAAAATAATGGGATCAAATAATAAAATACCTTTTAATCCTACTGTTATTAAAAATGGTAGAATAGTAAGAATTAGAAAAGATGGAAGCATAAAGGCTGATTTGGGTCCATATAAATCAAAGAAGAAGGTAAAAAAATGATAAAACAATCTGGACTAGTTAGATTGTTAACTGAAGAGCAGTGCGAAGATATTGTGTCTAAAATTGATTCATTAAATAAATATTGGACTGCTAGACCAAGAAATGGTTTAAATATGTTTTATACCATGGGTGGAGCAGCTTATTTAGACACCTATAACGGCTCCAGACCAGATCAATATGTAAAGTCATATACAAAAATGAATCCAATACTCATGGAAAATTTTTCTGAATTATATGATCTATTATTAAAAAATTTAAATTCAATAGTTGGACCATGTGCATTAGCAGATGACTTAGCAATACCTGGGTTTCAAATATTTGGATTAAAAAAAGAGAACATGACATTGCCTATTCCTATACCTAATTTAGGTTACTCGACAGAACTTCATTCAGATAAAGTCTCATACGACCACAAAGAATTTTGGTCAAAGTATAAAAATGTGGAAGAAGATTTATTAACAATAACAGTTGCAATTGATGTACACAACAATGGTTCTGGTTTAGCTGTCTGGGATAAAGAAATGAATATAGACTCAAACAGCGAATACGCAAACACTGTTAAACAGCAAGGAATGGAAGCATTAAATAAAATTAAAGAAGTTTCAGGATACCCATTTAACTCGGATAAAATTGCAGAGTTTGATATGGAATATCCTAAAATTGTAGAGTATTTTAAAGGCAGTATGTTTTATGTAATTGGAGACCCTTGGCATCAAGTGACACCGCCAATTAATGCAACAACAAATGAGCGCAGGATTACTTTACAGGCACATGCTTTAAAGTGTGATGGAATATGGAGACTACACTTTTGATTAAATTTTTTATAGGAGTTTTAATTGGATTTTTAATCGCATATCCAATAGGGTTATGGGCTGGATATTATACTGATTGGATAAATAGAGATGGAAAATAAATCTGATTCAAAAAACACATTAGAATTAATTAGTGATATTACTGAATTTAATGATTTACATGAGTTTATGAAGGATGAACATTTAGATAAAGCTCTTGCAATTGTGGTAAAATTGTTAATGAACCCAGATGTGCCTTCAGCTAAAGCACCTCATTTAATTATGGAGCTACAGGCAATGTCTACTAAATTTGCAGTTATGTCTTCTGTATACTCAACTATTATGAAAGATAAGGCTGGAACAGTTAATAATAATAAAAAGAATGTATATTATTCAGTAAAAGAATCTATAGACAAACTTGTTGATGCACTTAAATATGTTGTTAGGTATAACTCATGATTCAAAAAAGAATTATGTTTTTGTTTATTTTTATTGGTTCAGCAATAGGATTGTTTGTTTTAAATTCTAATCAACCAGAGTGCATTAACCTATATGTAGACTACGGAAATAATTCTACCGTAGAAAAGAAATGCGTCAGTGCCAGTGGTAAAGTTAATTCTTTAGATCTATTAAAAGCAAATGGATATAAGATAGAGGGGACAGCAAAGTATGGGAATGCTGTTGTCTGCAGAGTAAATAATTTTCCCAACAACAGTGTTGAAAAATGCCAAGACATGCCACCAGAAAATGCATATTGGGCCGTGTTAGTAAAAAAGAATCAGGCCTTGCCATTTCCAAGAAATGAATGGGGCTGGGCACAAAAGGGAATTAATGAAACTTTTGTCGAACCAGGAGACCACCTTGGCCTAGTATTTTCTACTAAAGGAGAAGTAAGATGGCCGTAGAATTATTAGAAGAAGTAGAATTATTAGAAGAAAAGGTTAAGAATAAATCTTTTCCAATATTAGTTATTGCTCAGCTTTTTATAACAGTTGTTGCTTTATCTGTAGTTAATGAAATTGCAGTAGATGTTTGGCGTTCTTTAAGGGGTCATTAATGGTAATACTAAGTAAAATTTATACTAAAACTGGTGACGATGGGCAAACCTCTAACGCTAATAACGAAAGGGTGTCTAAGACTAGCCCCGTAATGGAAGCAATAGGTGCTGTAGATGAGGCTAACTCTGCTATTGGAATGGCAACAGATGAATATAATGATGTTATTGAAAGAGTTCAGAGCGACTTATTTGATCTTGGTGCAGAGCTTGCGGGGGCCCCAACAATAACAATATCTGAAAACAGAGTGACATATTTAGAAAATGTAATTGATGACTACAATGAATATCTAGAGCCTCTAAGATCTTTTGTTTTACCAACAGGTCCACTGCACAATGCAAGGACTGTTGTAAGAAGGGCAGAGCGTGAGGTTTGGAAGATAGAAAATGTAAATCCAAACATTGCTAAGTATTTAAATCGTCTATCAGACTTATTGTTTGTTATGGCTAGATATCACAATAAAGGAAAAGAAAAAATGTGGGTGCCAAACAATGAGTAGAGAAATAGTAAAGAACCTTAAATTTAAAAAACATACTGGAAAATTCTTTGACCCAGAACTTTTTGCAAATCTTCTCGATGAGTCTTATAGAAATACAAAACGTCCAAGCGGAGAAATGACAAAGAAATCTTTTAGCCCAAGCTCACTTGGGTATGGTCATGGCACTTGTCCAAGATATTGGTACATGGCATTTTCTGGCGCTATGTTTATAGACGACAACGACGCTGTTGCTGTTGCTAATATGGCCCAAGGAACTCAAGCACACGAGAGACTTCAAAAACTTATTTCTACTATGCCAGAGTGGAAAGCAGAAGAAGAAGAAATTGTTAATGATTATCCACCAATTAGAGGGTTTATAGATCTTATTATGGAATACGATGGCGAAACAGTAGTTGGTGAAATAAAAACAGCAAAGCAAGAAGTTTGGGACATAAGGCAGTCAGAAATGAAACCTACAGCAAACCATTTGTTGCAATTATTAACTTATATGAAATTAAAAAAAGCAAAAGAAGGATTTTTTCTTTATGAAAACAAAAACACACAGGAGCTAATAGTCATTCCAGTTTCCATGAATGAAAAAAATACAGCTATTATTGAAGAAACTTTTACTTGGATGTGTGAGGTTTGGGATAACTTTAAAGATGGAGATCTCCCAATGAAGCCCTCTGGCGCTACAAAATCTAAAATGCCTTGCACCTATTGCCCAGTTAAAAAAGAATGTTACGCAGGACTTACTGGAACAGTTCAAATAGAATCTTATAAGGTACCATCTATATGATTTGTTTTAATAAAGAATGTGGTAAAGATTTTGAACCCAAAACACATAATCAAAAATATTGTAATGAGCAGTGTTGTCGTATTTCTACAAATAGAAAAATAATGGAAAAATATTATGAAAAAAAAGCAATTAAAAATGGAGCAACAAGAATTTGCAAATCTTGTAAAACTAAACTAAGTAGGTACAACCAGCAATCTGTGTGTTCTTCTTGCGAAAAAAACATTAATCAACAAGCTAAAGCAGCAATATGGAGCATTCTAAATGAACTTAGCTAGTTTAGTCAAAACTAAAGCAAACAGAGTTTTAGGAATAGATGCTTCCACTAACTCAGTAGCATTTTGTTTAATGGAAAATGACGTCCCATTAAAATGGGGCAAAATAGAATTATCTGGATCAGACATATACGAAAAAATATATGATGCAAAAGTTAAAATGAAAGCAATGCTTAATGAATTAAAGTCTGATTATATAGTTGTAGAAGGCGCTATACTTGTCAGATCACCAGATGCTGTGATAAAATTATCTTATGTCTATGGTGTTGTTATTGCTGAGCTTATGTCTACTGGCGCTAAGGTTATTACTATTGGCCCATCCTCGTGGCAGGCGTACATTGGCAACAAAAATCCAACAAAGGATGAAAAATCTGCAATAAGATTAAAAAATCCAGGGTATGCAGATTCTTGGTACAAAAATCAATTAAGGAATATGCGTAAGCAAAGAACGGTAGATTATTTTAATAGTAAGTATAATTTATCTTTAACCGATTTTGATGTCGCAGATAGTTTTGGAATTGCTCATTATTCAAATCAAGTTTTAACCAAAAGATGAAATTATACCAAAGCCATCCTTGGCTATATAGAAGATATATTGTACAAAAAAAGACAGTTACAGAAATTGCTATTGAGTGTGCGGTTTCTCCAATGACAATACAAAGATATCTAGAACAGTTTGGACTAATTAAAAGGAGATAATATGAGTATAGAAAAAAAGATCTGGCAGACTTACGAAACAAGTTTTGATGAATTGCCAATTTACGCTAAAGAAAGCGTAGGGACATGGACTCATCAAAATCCAGGATGGGCTTATGGCTACATGAGTGGACAAGACAGGGAAAACTTCTTTAAGGAACACTTCGACTCAAAAACATATGAGACCTATTTAAACCTGCCTTTAGGAGTAATGAAAGCTGGCTTATGGAGATTTGCTATTCTTTATATTCACGGTGGGATATATACAGATATGGACACACACTGCAAGACTCCAGTAGATACTTGGTTAAGCCCTGAATACGATATGATTTTAGATATCGAAAGAGATACCCCATGGCTAGCAACTCAAACAATTGCCGCTAAAGCTGGGCATCCGCTACTAAAAGCAGCCATAGACCTTTGTGTTGAAAGATGTTCTGAAGGAATTATTCAACATAATCATATGGTTCATTACTATACTGATGTTCAAATGTTTACAGATGCACTATATAAAAAATTAGGCGTTGAGCCTTATCAAAAACATATCAATGAGTGGGCCCCAGAACTTATGGAAATGGATTTTCTAAAAGAAAATAAAGTAAAAATTCTTTGTGGAGAAGAAGCCAGAAGACTATTAGATAAAGATGTAGTCCATCTTTATTGGGGAGATGACAGAGAAGCAGGATGGATTGCTTGGAAAAAAGATCCTCTTGTAAATGAATCTTATCCTAATGGATTTAATCCTCATGAATGGGAAAAAGAATGAGTGTTATAGGAGTATTGCCAGCATCTGGAAAAGCTTCTAGAATTGGTGGCATCCCTAAATTTTGTTTACCTATATCAGATGAAAGATCTCTTTTACAATGGCACGTAGAGCAAATGCTTGAAGTGTGTGATGAGGTTAGGGTATCTACAAGAGCTGAGTGGGTTCCAATTATTCAAAATATGGACATGAATATTAAACTAATTGTTCGTGAGCCTTCAACAATGTCAGATGCAGTAAAGTTTATGGTGGGCGAGTATAACGATACAGTGCTTATTGGAATGCCAGATACATATATATTAAACGCACCTGTAAATATATACAAACCTTTATTTAAAGATAATAACGCAGACCTTGTTCTGGGAATTTGGGAATGCGGAGAAGTATTAAAAGGACGTGTCGGTCAAGTTTTAGTATCCCAAGATAAAGTAATTGGTTCAGAAGACAAGGTAGATAATTGTGATTACCCAGATATGTGGGGCACTATGCTATTTCGAAAGAATATGATAAGATACATAGATACAACATTAGATCATCCAGGAAAACAATTAAAGGAATGGATATCTCAAGGATTTAATATTAGGGCGGAAAGACCAGGTGGACAGTATATGGATATTGGAACATTAAGAGGACTTAAACAATTATACAAGGAGATGGAATGACATTAAAACCAGTATTTGCAGATGTTAAAAATTTTCATTACGATGATTTATATCTACATGCCGTATCAGCGCCAGCTGGACATAAAATTTTAAATGCATGCTTAGAGGCTGCTCAAATGCTTATTGAAAAAAACATATCTTATGGCAACTCAGCTTTAGATCCAATTAGAATATTTTCAACGGCTGACTCTACAGAGCAATTAAAGGTAAGAATTGACGATAAGCTAAATAGGGTAAAAAATAACCAGGGTTTTGCAGGAGATAATGACATAGACGACCTAATTGGATACCTATTATTATATAAAATAGCAAAATCTAATTGACTTTTCAGTCAACTAGAATTATAATAACTATATATGGAAATTGAATTATCTGATCATTTTGATCGAATGAATAAGGTTGTTGCCGAACTATTAAAAGGTAACAATCCTACACAAATAGCTACCCTAACTGGATTCAAAAGGTCTGATGTAGTAGAGCTTATAGATGAATGGAAAGCTGTTGTCTATAACGATACAAGTTCAAAAGAACGTGCCAAGGAAGCAATCTCTGGGGCTGACCAACACTACTCTATGCTTATTAAAGAAGCATGGAAAACAGTAGAGGATGCAGATCAGGCAGGACAATTAAATGTTAAGGCTAACGCACTCAAGTTAATTTCAGACATTGAGACTAAAAGAATTACAATGTTAAAAGAGGTAGGCTTACTAGATAATGCTGAGATGGCATCTCAAATTGCAGAGACAGAACATAAGCAAGACATTTTAATTAAAATATTAAAAGAGGTAACAGCCAGTTGTCCAAAATGCAAAATGGATGTTGCACGTAGACTATCTCAAATTACTGGGATTGTTGAACCAATAGAAATTATTGAGGAAGTAAGTGGATCTTAATTTTAATGACCTTATTGACATACTCGATGGAGAAGAGTTTGAAGAAAGACCAGTAGATCTAAGAGCATTTGTAACCAACCCAGAGTATCTTGGACTTCCACCACTTTCCGAATATCAATATACCTTAATTGAAAAAAGTTCTCAGATATATAAAGAGGCAACCCTAATGAAACTTTTTGGAGAAGAAGAGGGTTCTAGAATATTTAAGCAAACGGCTAACGAAGTAATTGCTCAACTTGGTAAGGGTTCTGGTAAAGACTACTGCTCAACAATTGCAACAGCCTATATAGTTTATTTATTATTATGCTTAAAAGACCCAGCGGCATATTACGGAAAGCCACCAGGAGATGCAATTGATATTTTGAATATTGCTATTAACGCACAGCAAGCAAACAATGTTTTTTTTAAAGGGTTTAAAACACGAATTGAAAAGTCTCCGTGGTTTACTGGAAAGTACACAGATAAAGCTTCTGAAATGAAGTTTGATAAATCTATTACAGTTCATTCTGGTCACTCTGAGCGTGAGGCTTGGGAAGGTTATAACGTTATTGTTGTTATCCTTGATGAGATTTCAGGATTTGCTACAGAAAATACAACTGGACACGATCAAGCAAAAACTGCAGATGCAATATATGATATGTACAGGGCTTCAGTAGATTCACGTTTCCCAGACTTTGGTAAAGTAATATTGCTTTCTTTTCCAAGATTTAAAAATGATCCAATACAAAAATTCTATGAATCTGTCATTGCAGAAAAAGAAATTGTAATAAGAAGTCATAATTTTAAAATGGACCTAGACCTGCCAGACGGAACCGAAGGAAATGAATTTGTAATTGAATGGGAAGAAGACCATATAGTTTCTTATTCTATTCCAAAGGTGTATGCATTGAAACGTCCAACTTGGGAAATTAATCCAACTAGAAGCATTGATGATTTTAAAGTAGCATTTTATAAAAACTCTATGGATGCACTAGGAAGATTTGCCTGCATGCCGTCAGACGCAGTAGATGCATTTTTTAAATCAAGAGAAAAAATAGAAACTGCATTTAACAATACAGCAATTGCCCTAGATCAATTTGGAAGATTTGAAAATTGGTTTGCACCAGATCCAGATAAAGAATATTTTATACACGTAGACCTTGCACAAAAGCATGACCACTGTGCAGTTTCTTTAGCGCATGTTCAAAAATGGGTAAATGTAAAAGTTACAGACACGTACTCACAACCAGCGCCAATAGTAGAAGTAGATGCTGTCAGGTTTTGGACTCCCACGCCAGACAAATCTGTGGACTTTGCAGAAGTAAGAGACTACATATTGTCTTTACAAACAAAAGGTTTTAAAATAAGACTTTGTACTTTTGATAGATGGAACTCTCACGATATGATGCAACAATTAAAGCAATATGGAATTAATACAGAAATTTTATCTGTTGCTAAAAAACATTATGATGACATGGCAATGATAGTTTTAGAAGAAAGACTTAAGGGTCCACACATACCCTTACTTATAGATGAACTATTACAATTAAAAATTATGAGGGACAAGGTAGATCACCCAAGAAAAGGATCAAAGGATTTGGCTGACGCCGTTTGCGGCTCAGTATTTAATGCAATAAGTAAAACTAAATTTGATTTAAATCAAGAAATTAAAATACATACATATGAATCTATGAGTTTTGATGACGACTTCTCAAAAGATAACCCAGATGTTACGGCTACCAACATGATACGGGCTCCCCGTATGCCAACTAGTTTGTCAGAGTCTTTAGAAAGGATGACAACATTATGAGTGAATATCAAGAAAAAGCAAAAGAATGCAAATGCTGTGGCAAACATGTGCCACTTCCAACAGTATTAAAAGAATACAATGGAATGGTTGTATGCCCAACTACATTTTCAAACATTGTTGAATATCAAAGAATATGGAATGCTATTGGATCTAGGCCACCTGGAAACATAAGAAAGCATTTTTCAGAGTATGTACAACAAATAGTAGAATTGCATTTTATAGAAAACAAAAAAGATGAAAAATAAAAGAGCATCTTACTGGCAAGAAAATGATAATGATGTTTTTAGTAAATTACAAAATAAAGAAACTGTAAATCTAATGTGGTCTTGTATTAATAACATAGAGCCAGAACAGCCAATGCTACTGCAAAATACATTGCGTTTAAACGAAGACAGAATGTATTTTGATTTAAGCGATAATATAGAAAAAAGAATAAATACAGATGGACACAGGGGCCCAGATTTTATTAAAAATGTAGATATTTTATTTGCTGGGTGTTCGCAAACCTATGGTTTAGGGGTTAAAGATGGGGCAATATGGGGGGAGATGGTAGCTAAAAATCTAGGCCTTAAATATAATAATGTGTCTTATCGTGGAGGATCCGTTATGCAAATAGTTTATAACATTTTTAACTATTTTGAAAAATATGGTAATCCAAAATATATCCTATGTGCATTACCATCGTTTGCCAGAACTCATGTATTTATAGATTCTGAAATATTAACCTCAGCACCTCATAACAAAGTATTAGAAAAAGCATATGGATCCGACAAAGGACCTTATAGAGCGCTATATCTTTCTAAAAATAGCAGGTACATAAAGCTTCCAGCCAAAGTAGAAGAAGTTTTTCCAAATGAACATAGAGTTTGGATTAACTTAATGTTTATTTCAATGTTAGAAACATATTGTCATTCAAATAATATAAAATTACTATGGACAACATGGCTAGACGTATATGAAGATAACAATCAACAAATGTATGATAAATTTAAAAATTTTTTTGAATTATCAGAAGACTGGGACCAGACAATACCGCCAGACGGCATTTCTCCAGAAAAAGAAAGCGTGTGCCATCAAAACTTTAAAGATAAATATGAAAATTTTTTTCATAGGGGAACAGATTGGGATATTAGGGATCTTGAAGTTTGGGAAGGGCATTGGGGCGCCCACACACATATACACATATATGAAAATTTTATAAGAGAAATGAAAAAACTTGGACTATAGATTTATTATTTATTTATACTATAAGGTTATTTATAAAATAAAAAAAATATTTATAAAACAGCCTAAGCAAAAAGATAGGTACATATATTGATAATTTTAGGAATTAATGAAACTTCCCATGACGCTTCTGTATCTTTAATTAAAGATGGAGACATATTATTTTCTGGGCATGCCGAAAGATATAGTAAGCAAAAAAATGATTGGTTTACAAATGATAGTTTAATTAAAGATGCATTAGAGTACGGGTATCCAGATAAAATAGCCTATTATGAAAACAGATGGCTAAAGAAGGCCCGTATAGCCATTCATGGCGGGTTTGGTGGTGACAAGCCATACTTTCTTCAAACACCCCTTAAAAAAATTCCTAGGGCTTCCTTTGGGCATCACAAATCCCATGCAGCAGCAGGATACTACACAAGTAATTATACAGATGCGGTTATTGTAGTTTTAGATGCAATTGGAGAATTTAATACTTCTACGGTATGGGTGGGAGAAGGATCTAACATTAAACAAGTTTACAAACAAAACTACCCTGTAAGCTTTGGACTTTTTTATTCCGCATTTACTCAGCTTATAGGGTTAATGCCAAATCAAGAAGAATACATTATGATGGGAATGGCTGGTTACGGAGACTGGACAAAATATTATAAACAGGTAGATAATTATTTCCCTAAATATGATAAACAAAAATATAATTTTCACAAAGGCATTACTGATTGGGGATGGGTTTCAGAGCAAGACAAGTTTGATATTGCCGCAGCAGTTCAGGTAGTTTATGAGCAAAGGCTTATAGACTTTATGAATATGGCTAAATCAATAACAAGAAAAACAAATTTAGTTTTTATGGGAGGATGTGCCCTTAACTGTTCTGCTAATACATTGCTATGGAAAATATTTGATAGCGTTTGGATTATGCCTAACCCAGGAGATGCTGGTAGCTCATTAGGCGCAGCAGCGTTATTGTATGGCAAGCATTTAAATTGGAGTGGCCCCTATCTTGGATATAATTTATCAGGTGAATATCCCGTTAATGAAATTGTTGATGAGATATTAACAAATAAAATAGTAGCGGTAGCAAACGGAAGAGCAGAATACGGACCTAGAGCGTTGGGCAATAGGAGCATACTGGCAGACCCCAGAGACCCAGACATTAAAGATAAAGTTAATTTAATTAAACAAAGAGAAAATTTTAGGCCGTTTGCCCCAGTAATTATGGAAGAATGTGCTAGTGAATGGTTTGAAATGAATTTTACTTCACCATACATGCAATATGCCGTAAAATGTAAAAAACCAGATTTAATACCCTCTGTTGTTCACGTAGATGGAACGTCTAGAGTGCAGACAGTAAACAGAGAACAGCATCGAGGCTTGTGGCGTGTTTTAAATAAATTTTATCAAGAAACAGGTGTGCCAGTTTTATTAAATACTAGCCTAAATATAAAGGGTCAGCCACTTATTAATGATAAAAATGATATCATTGACTGGCAGCAGCATTATAAGTATAATATACTAACTGGGCAACAGTAGCTTAGTTGGTTAAAGCCCCGAACTCATAATTCGGTAACCGTAGGTTCGAGTCCTACCTGTTGTACAAGGAGATATTTTGGAATACTCAGAAGAACAGTTTGACAGAGATTTAGAATATTACATTGAAATTGGTGCTATTGAAATATCTGGCGTTGATGAATACGGCGAAATAATTTTTAAAATTACAGATGAAGCGGAAGAACTAGCCCCAGAGCTATGGCAATCACATAAAGATTATATAGACGAGACGCTTCTTGATCTTTATGAAAAAGATTTGATTTCTGTAGAGTATGATGAAAATCTTCAAGCAACAATTACTTTAACGGAAGGGGCAAAAAAAATAGCAAGGCAGCACGGAATGATAGAGTTTGAGGGAGAAGAGCATGAACAAAAAGATTAATATATACAAAAAAGAAAACTTTTCTGGGCCCCCATTTATTAAAGGATTAATTAGTTTTCAAAACCCAAACTCAAGTTTTAAATTAATGATACATGAAGAAAAACTGGGGATCCCAGAAGATGACGAATTTACTTATAGTTATAATTCTGCAGGGCTGCGGTCAGACGAATTCACAAACAATCATTCTGGAACACATGTTCTTTTTGCTGGCTGCTCTGAAACAGAGGGTCTTGGGAATAAATTAGAAAATATTTGGGCAAATCAATTATATAAAAAAATTATAAATGAAGAGCCATGTTCTGGATTTTTTAACGTAGGAGTTCGGGCCGTTGGTATCTCTGCAATAAATAGGCAAATAATTAGCTACATGCAACAGTACGGGAAACCAAATAATTTATTCGTCAACTATCCAGACTTTTATAGACATTATAAATGGAACGATATAAAAAAATTTTGGGAACAAAAAATTGGCTTAGAAACAATGGCTTCATACAATCTTAAAGATAAATTCTTTTTAAAAGAATTTAAAGATGCAGCAATTAATGACTCTGATTCTTTTTTTATAGATGACAACTTGCCCGAAGAGGCAATGAGACAATCGGCAATAGCAAACGGGAAACTTATGATTCATGAATATATGAGTGATGAAAGAAAATCTGACTTTGTTATAAACTCAATTCATAATATAATGTTAATGGAACAGATTTGCAAAGTAATGGGAATAAATTTTTTGTGGGGAACTTGGGATCAATATGCTTCCGCAACTATCAGAGAAAGTGGTTTATTTAATAGCTATGTAGATATTGGTAATGTCAAAAATTTTTATAAATGGGCGGAAGAGTCTGGATACAATACAAAAGATCTGTCGGCCAGAGACCGTGGGCATTCTGGAATTCCATACCATACATATTGGGCAGAACAATTTTTTAATTCATATAAAGAAAATAAAAAATGAAATTTCATTGGATGCATAGGTTTAGTTTTGGCAACACAGAAGATAAATTAGTTGAAATGGCAAGGACTTTAGAAAAATCAAAAGCCTATTCTGTTCTTTTAACCTACTCGACAGGGTCACCAGACTATGTTCCATTTTTACCAATAATGATCAGGTTAACAAAAAATCTTAAATTTATGATGGCATTTAGGCCTTATACCTTAAGCCCAGAGTATGCAATTAGATTTTTTAATACAATGAAACAGGCTTATGGAGACAGATTAACATTTAATATGGTAGCTGGCAAAATGCTTGAAGATGAAGAACAAGCAGCAATTAAGATGTATAACCTTGAAGAATCATTAATAAATACCATTGAAAAAAGAATAGAGTTTACAGATAAATGGGCAGAAAAATTTTTTTCTTATATGAAACCAGAAAATCTAATTTCTTATACAATAGCAAATTCACCAATTACACTTGAACTTGGGAACAGGTGGACAGATTATATTATTTTTGATCATTGGAAGATAGAAGAAAATTATGCTAAAGCAAAAGATACCAAATTAGTTTTATGTATTGATCCCCTTATTAGGGAAACCAAAGAAGAACTGGACTCAGAAATAGAATATCATTATCAATCATGGGCAACAAATGAAGGACTAAAACCCTCTATTTGGGAAAAAAGAGAGCATTTGATCCGTGGCAATATGGAAGAAGTTAAGCAGCAGATTAGAGACATATCTAAAAAATATGGGATAGATGACTTTATGATAGTAACCAGCCAAAAAGACATATCCAGCCTTTTGAAGCTTATGCAAGAAATGTCTGATTAGTAGAATTTTTTAATAAATGATATAATAATATATAGGTCGCCGAATGGGGCCTAATTTAAATTATTCGCTTGAAAGGGGAATAAAATGGTAACAAAACTTGCTATGGATCTTTTCAATGATCCATTTTTTATTGGATGGGATACAAATTTTGCAAAAATGCAATCTTCAAACTCTAACTATCCAATTTACGATCTAGTCAAATTCGATAATGGTGCCTACGGCATTAGCTTGGCAATTGCTGGATTCCAACGTGAAGACATTAGTATTCACATTGAAAATAATAATTTAGTAATTAAAGGTGAATTACACGGAGAACACTGGGATGGAGAATATATCCACGAAGGAATTGCCAAAAGAAATTTTGAAAGGTCATTTTCATTAGGAGAATATATGGAAGTTGATCTTGCCGAAATGAAAGATGGCATGCTCCATATACACATTAGTAAAAATGTCCCTGAAGAGAAAAAACCAAAAGTCATCAAGATCAAATAAATAGTATAATAAGAACCTGCACCCCTTCATCGGGGAGTCGCAGGTTATTCGGGTCGCTACCCGAAGGATGGACCTGAGCACGTCCGCAAACTGCTCTTTAATATTTTAGGAGAATAATGTTTGAGTACAGAATTAAGCAAGTAACAAAAATTGTAGATGGAGACACAGTAGATGTCGACATAGATCTAGGATTTAGCATTTCATATGCTCAAAGACTTAGACTGGCAGGTATCGATACGCCAGAGTCTAGAACTACCGATAAGCTTGAAAAAGCATTAGGCCTCGAATCAAAAGAATATCTTAAGTCTAAGTTTAAAGACGCAAAGGTTATAGTTGTAAAAACAGAAAAACCAGACAGCACAGAAAAGTATGGTCGCATACTTGGATGGATTTACATTGACGGCAACACAAAGTCTGTTAACGAACAGATGATTGAAGATGGATACGCTTGGGGATACATGGGGGAGACTAAAGTAAAAGATTTTGATGCTTTAGCAAAACAAAGAGCAAGGAATAAGTAGATGCCAACGTATGAGTATGCATGTGTAAGGTGCGACTTAGATAAAGAAGTAGTAAAGTCTTTTTCTGAAGCAGATTCTACGGAAATCTGTGAAAAGTGCGGGTGTCCAATGACTAAGGTGTACGGATCTTTTGGTATACAGTTTAAAGGAACTGGTTTTTATAAAACAGATAATCCCAAGTAACTAAGACTATTTAAATAGGTATACATGATATAATCTTCATGTAACAAAAATTTTGTTACTTGGAGATCCAATTGAGTAGAAAGTTAAAATACTTTTTAGCTAGCCTTTTTGTTACAGGTTGGCTATTTTTTATTGGACCAAGTTATGCTTGGGCTACAGATCAAGGCGGACAAGAACAAGTTGTTGTAAGTCCTGCACAACAGGCAGTTAATGAAGCACTTGCAACCGCCACTACAGAGGTTCAGCAAGCCATTACAGCCACTGAAACAGCCTTAGTGGAGGTAACAGAAGCACAAACCGAATATTCTCAAGCTCAACCTATCGTGGCAGAGGTAGCATCAAAAATATCTTTAGCTAATACAGAAATAAGTAATGTTCAAACCGCTATTAATACTATTAGTAGTGTTGATTTATCTGTTACCCCAATAGATCAAGGTTCTCAGGTAGTTCAAGATGCAAAGGCTACAGTAACTGTTGCAACTACCGCTATAAATAATATAACAACACAAATAACAGAGGCTCAGACAGCAATATCTGAAGTAGTCGCTGCAAAAACAGAAGCCTCTACAGCACAGGCAACTGCTCAAACCGAATTAACTCAAGCAAACCTTGCTATTGATGCTGCCCAAACAGCAGTCAACAATTTACAAGCCACTATTGGAACTAGCACAAATGTTTTGGCTGGAGTAGATGATGCTGGGGTTCAAATGAATCTTCCGTTCGGAATGCAAATGGGTGGAACTGTTTATAATAACGTTTATGTTGGGTCTAATGCAACAATAACATTTGGTGTAAATGAGGGTGGCGTATACCATACAACTCCAAGTGCCCCATCCGTATCTATAGCGGGATGGGACTGGACTACTTGGAGCACAGGAACAGGTATTACCTATGCAACAACTGGTACAAGTTTAGATATTGCTTGGGACCTTCGTCCATACCCACAACAAGATGCCTCTACGCAAATGGTTCAAGTAAGATTTAATGCTGATGTAAATCCAAATAATGGTGCATGGATGGCAAGTGTAACTGCTAATGGACCAATACCAAATCAAGCAAGGTTTAATTATAGAGAAACAACTAACGGTGCACTCATTCCAATTACAGATACTAATGTTGGAGCAGGTTTTGCTGGACAAATAAGTCAAGGTGCAGCATTCACTCCATATGTAGATTCAAACACAGAAACAGTTCAGGCATCGGTTGACGCAGCAAATGCAACGATTGCACAATTAAACTCAAGCCTTACCCCAGTAGTTGCTCAAAATACTACAAACACATCTAATATAAATGCTATTAATACTACATCTTTAACCAATACGGTAAACTCAGCGGTATCAACAAAGACATCTCTTGAGTCATCATTAAACACTAAATCAAGTCAATTAGTTACTGCAATTAGTAACAACATTCCAACCCCTGCCCCAATAATTTCAACTCCAATTGTTGCAGGAACTACCGCAACTATTACACCATCTCTACCTGAAGGATATACAGCAAACACTTGGTTCTATCAAGTAATAACAGATGATCCAGATGCAGAAAATCCATACGAAGGTGGAACATATAATACAGATGGTGCTTCTACATCTATTCAGTTAAGTGGTTTGACAGAAGGCGCTACCTATACTGTTAGAGTTGCTAACTGGTCTGGACCTGTAAGTCAATATACTGATACTGTTATTTCTGTACCAGCACCACAAGGTGCAAATTTAAATGGTGGTGGTCCTGTAGATACAACTCCAGTTAATACAACCCCTGTAGACACAACTCCAGTTGACACAACTCCTGTAGACACAGAACCTGTAGATACAGAGCCAATAGACACAGAACCTGTAGATACAGAGCCAATAGACACAGAGCCTGTAGATACAGAACCAGTTGATACAGAACCTGTAGATACAGAACCAGTTGATACAGAACCTGTAGATACAGAACCAATAGACACAGAGCCTGTTGATACTCCTGCAGAAGAAGCAGAGGTTGTATTTGAAGAAAGTGAAGTTTCTATTGAAGAAATATCAGAAAGTGGTGCAAACCTTTCTGTAGAAGATATTCAAGAAGTTGTTACTGATTTAATTAGCGATAGTAGTTTAGATGCATCTGAGGTTTCTGCAGTACTAGAAGCAATTGCTGAAGGTGGAGAGGTTTCTGCAGAGATTGCTGCTGAAGTGTCTGAATCTTTATCAGAAGGCGGACTTACAGAAGCAGAAGCAGAATTTATTACAGAAATGCTTTCTGCAGATGGAGAAATAACAACTGCAGAAGTTGTTAATTTATCTGAAGCCTTATCTGAAGACGGCAAATTTACTTTAGCAGAAAAAGATTTAGTTGCAGATGTATTAGTTTCATCAGCAGAGGGAGCCCCAGTAACTGCAGCAAACATAGAATCAGCGGGGCTAGAATATCGTGATCTTCCTCCTACAATTCCAGTAGAGGTAAGAGAAGATGATAATGGTAACCCAGTAGTAATTCAAGCAGAGGTAGCCTCAGCGTTGCTTGTTCTAGAAAGCCCAGCAGCTTTAGCAAATGCAATAGCCAGCTGTTTCAATCCAGATGAAGCAATTGAAGGTTTGACGGAAGAGCAAAAATGTGAATTAGGCAAGGCACTGATTAACATAGGTGCCGACATGTCTATCCCAGAACGTGAAAAAGCAGAAGATATAGTAGTTGTAACAATAATAGCTGGCCAGATAGTTCTTGGCACAGCATATAGAAGGAAGGTATAATATGAATATGAACTGGTTAAAAAAATGGGGCTTTGCGGCCCTAAATGAAAACTTTACATTCCTAGGATTTTTCGTAGCCTGGGTGGTACTTGAGGGCAGCGCAAAGACAGTAGTAGGCTATGTAACTTTAGCCTCAGTAGCCCTATGGTTTTTAACTATCGGAATAAGAGAGAGATCCGACAAAGAGTAATAAATGCTATAATAGGGTTATGAAGAAATTAATCCCTATTGCTTTATCAGGCATACTAATGCTATCCTTAAGTGGATGCGGCTATGACGGTCATTATCGTTATCCATGCCAAGATCCAACAAATTGGGAATCAGCAGAGTGCAAACCACCAATCTGTACAGCTAACGGGGCTTGTCCAGAAGACTTAGTAGAGATGAAGGAGCCAACAAATGGCTAAAGAAAGATTATCCCCACAAGACTTAGACGCAAGACTTAAATTTATTTTAGGTATAACTCTAGGATCAATTCTATTTATTACAGCAACAGGAATCATGTATGCGTTAATATTTGTTACACAGCCAGTTACTGGTCAATCAGAAAACGACAAGATGTTCTTCAACGTTCTAGGTAGCGTTGCAACATTTATTACAGGAACACTTGCTGGCTTACTAATTGGATCATCTGGAGCTAAAGATGTGATGGCAGCACAGTTGGCTAATAAAGAGATGGATGCTAAAAATACTGCAGCAGATAAAACACTTGAAGCAGAAATTGATGCAACCGCTGCACGTTTAGCAGCAAAGCCAGACGGAGCTATGCCAGCAGAACAACCAGTAGATACTGATTGGAATAAATAAAAGTGGCAGATCAGGGCACAGCAGCACGTCTTATTGAAGTTGCTACAGCAGAA